TTAGAAGATGGAGAGATTGCATCAGATATTGACATCTGGTACACTCCACAATTACTAGAAGGTATGAAATAGACTTGACACAGCTAGGTCAAATATGATAAAATATAATAAGAACACTGGAAATGTGTGTGATAAATGCAACGGATTCATGCGTTTTGATGAAGATAATGATTTGAAATGCATGAATTGCGGAAGAACAATTATTTTAAGGAAAGCAAGGAGCAAACATGTGGAACAAAGGCGAAACAAAAATTCCAACTCAAGCACAGAACGAGTTGATAAAACGGAGACAAGCGGGAGCAACGTGGACAAGTCTATCGGAGTGGCTAAAAGCGACATACGGGATAGATATACACCGAACCAACATTCAAAGATGGTACGACAAAGAGGTTTATTTAGATCAAGAAAATGAAATGATTGATCCTGATTTAGATCCTAACTACCACGTTAAGATGGGTAAAAAAGCTGAGACTTATAAAGCAGAAGCTAAATATTTTAAGAAACTATATGAGACTACAATTAAAGATCAAGCTAAACAAGAGATCTTTGAAGAGTCTATAATGAAGTTAGCACCTGCATTTAGTAAAGCAAAAAAAGTTAAAATCCGAAAGCCTTCAGGTAAAAGAACTGGTGACAGTGTTCAAAGTATGATTGCTCCTTTAACTGACACCCATGTTGGAGATAGAGTTGAAAGTGATCAGATGTCAGGTTTGAATCACTACAATATTGATATCTTCAACAGAAGGCTTTATGGATGGGCGAATCAAGTATTAAGTTTAGCTGAAATGAGAAGAAATACTTCTGAGGTAGGCGAACTTGTAGTTCCAATGCTAGGTGATATGATCAGTGGAGACATACACGAAGAACTAGCTAGGACAAATGTAGATAACTGCATGGGACAAATGATCAGAGGAGCTAATCTTATTGCTCAATCATTAATGTTCCTTGCTCCACACTTTGATAAAGTAAGAGTACCATGTGTTGTAGGTAACCATGGAAGAATGACTAGGAAACCCCCGATGAAAGATAAGCATCAAGATTGGGATTACATGTTGTATCAATGGATTGCTGCATTTTGCAGGAACCAAAAGAACATAGAGTTCCATATTCCAAAGACATTCTCTACTACTATTGAAGTTGCTAACAGGCAAATACTACTAACACATGGAGACTTCATTAATGGAGCAGGTAGTGGTACTGCTATAACAAAAGGTATACTAAACATGAGGAATGTTCTTCAATTTAGAAGAGGATTAGAGGATGAGATTAGGAATCTTGATATGACAGAAGGTATAAGCCTTCTAGATGAATCAGGAATGTCTACATACTTTGACTCAGTTTTGATGGGACACTTCCATAGGATAGATGAAATCGATATCGGAACAGGTAACATACATATATGTGGTTGCATGAAGGGTGGAGATGAGTTTGCAATGCAGAGAGTACAGGCAATTAATAAGCCAAGACAGCTAGTATTGTATTACCACCCAAAATATGGGGAAATTGGGAAAGAAATCATCTATTTAAACAGATATGATGGGGTAAATAGTGAATTTAATGACATTTTACCGGAAGTTTGGAGCCAAAACTTAGTATAATAATATAGAGAATCTACATTTATTAAAGGAGATTAAATGAAGATATGTCAAAAATTAATATTATAAAAATAGCATTTTTTATATCTATAGTATTATCTATTATGCTAGTTGTAGGAGAATACACTAGCTAGGGGGAAGAATAAGATGAAAATTAGAATACCAAAGCCAAAGATTAAATTACCTAGCTTTAGATTGCCAAAACCTAAAGTAAAAGTACCGAGTGTTGTACAAAAAACAGCAAGTGCAACACTAATGACGTTTACTTTCTTGGCAATACTGTTAGGAGTAACAGGAATAACACTAACTACAGTTAATCCTGTGAATTTATGGTGGGATATCGCACCGATACAGATAGCATACTTTAATTATGTTATCACATATACTGCAGTAATGAATTACTTAGAGTTCTTGCAGACATGGTATTGGTATTCTGTAGGTATATCAACAGGACTTGTAGTCGCAGGACTAGCTGTGCATATTAGAAGTTTAAAACAACTACTTAATATACTAAAAGCTACTCCTATGGCTATATTAAAGTCACCCCTTTACATTTATCAAGATGTAAAAGCGTTTAGAGATTGGCTATTTAACAAAATAGAATATTTAAATGGAGAATCAGCTAAGTGGAGAAGGTTCTTCAAAGTAATGAAGTCACCATATTCTCTGTTAAGAGGTATGGGATTAAATCCACAAATGGCGGTTGGTCTATTAGTCGCAGGTGGTACAGCTACAACAGCAGTTGCAGTAAATGAGATCGTAGTAGAAAGAAGTTTTGCTAACGGATCACCGGGTATTTACGCAGCTCCATCTGAATATCCAAGCGAAACATTAGAGAAAGAAATGGCGTGGAGAAAAGATAATCCAGACGACAACACGTTAAGGATTGTACTTGGAACTACACCAGTAGAAGAAATAAACATCTCTA